CGTGCCACCGCTGGCGGTACCAACTCTGCCCGGAAAGGCTGACGGGTTTGACCACAAGACGTTCACAAACGGCGCCATCAGACACTCCTTGGGATGCTCACGGCCGACGGGGTCGTGCTGCTAGCGAGAATCACAGACAGAACATCCCCACTCACAAACGACGTAAAACCCGTAGCGGAGACTCCATTCTTCTGGTAAGTCAGAGTACCAGTACCCGCAGTACCATCTGCTTCTAAGTGCGTAACACTACCAAGGTTCACCGTCTCAGAACGAGTCACAGCAATCAACGCGGTACCAGACGCGGGGAATGAAACTACATATGGCTCAAGTTCCAGACTGCCGTTACTGATTAGAGCGGCGTAGGTGACGGTACCGATTCGCCAGAACGTCACGATGTTTACTGCGTTAGCGGTCAGATTGAGGTCACTGAAGGAACTTCCATCTACCCAAGTTACCGTGGGGGTGCCGGACAGGGTATAACCCCCGGTGGCATCAATCTTGAGCACCCACGCCCAAGAAGCAGAAAACCCCGTCTCACTAGGCACGTTAGTAAAAGACAACCCCGTGATGTTTCCCGTCATCTGTTGATGGAAGTTACGTGCGTCAGCGAGGTCCAATGCTACAGCACCACTCACTGAGACGAACCCAGCACCCCCAGCGACTACCTCAGAAATGCTCTCTGTGTAGTCTGCCCATACGGTATCATAGTCTGTTGCGCTATTCTTAGAGAGAATCTGCCCAGTAGTTCCCCCAATAGGGACTCCCTGCCCATCCGCACCAGCAGGCCCAGTCGCCCCAGTGGGACCTGTGGGACCTGTGGGACCTGCAGGGCCTGTAGGGCCAGCAATCTTAACAACCCTGGTGATGCTATTATTGATGACAACCTTACTCACGAACCACCTCAGGTCGAATAGAAATGCGGCCCTCAAATACCGTAACCTTCTTACCATCAGGAGGAACAAGGGATACCTCGTAGAAGTAACGTCGGGCTGTCCAATTCCTAGTCTCCGAGGGAACTACATCGATATCGAAGGCCCCGTCCGTGGTGCCCACAGTGATGTAGTCGTCCTCAGTGTAGGTGAAGGAGGGAGAGCCGCCGGGTGCTACCGCCAAGGAAAACTCAGCAGAGTACCCGGTGACATCAATCGGGGTGTCGTCGTCTTCGGTATAGATGAAAGGGAGAGCGAAGTGGTCTCCCTGCTTAGCTTCTAGATTTACAAAGTCAGGGAGTTCCATCTGACCTCCAATGAAAGGATACTATATGAAACTTTCTCAAGCTACTCACAGCTATCTTTCCGCAAAGCGTATCGAAGGCTACAGCCCTCATACTCTGTCTGCTTACGAACTCCATCTCAGGAAGTTCACTGAGCACGTCAAAGACCCCGAAGTTACTGACATCTGCTTGTCCCACTTCCGGGGCTATCTGGGAACCCTAGACCACCTCAAGGCTACTAGCGCAGGTCTTAGGGTGGTGGTATACCGCTCCTGCTTCAAGTGGCTTCATGAAGAGGGGGTCATTGAAACAAACCCTACCATCAAACTCAAGGAACCTAAGACCCCACAACGCGTACCCAAAGCTTTGTCCATCGAGGAAATCGAGATGCTTAGGGACTCGTGTGAAGGTCTTCGTGACCATGCTCTGTTGGAAACGTTTTTCGCTACCGGAGCTAGGATCGGAGAACTAACGTCCCTGAACCGAAACCAAGTAGACTGGGGTATAAAAGCTATCGTCGTGTTTGGTAAAGGAGCGAGAGAACAAGAAGTTTACTTGGGGGCTAGAGCGGCAATCTAGTTGAAGCGATATCTGGATTCCAGGAAAGACAGGAACCCCGCTCTCTTTGTGGCGTCCCGGTCTTTCAACGGATCACCGAGAAGACCAACCATCCAGAGTATGCGGCACTCTATCAACTGCGTAGCTCGCCGTGCTGAGCTTTCGCACAAGGTTACTCCACACGTTCTGAGGCACACCCTGGCTACTGTGTTGCTGAACCAGGGTGCGCCTCTTGCCACCGTGCAGTCTATCCTTGGGCATACGAAGCCTGAGACTACGTTGTTGTACACCCACTTGAGCGGCGCCGCTAGGGAGCGTGACTTCCGTCGTTACTTTGTGCAGTAGCGCCCTACAGGGTCAAACGACTGCCCACAACGCGGGCACGTTCGGTGGCTCCCAGCCGACCTGGGTTGTGTGCGCTTGAAGCACGCGGTAGAGCACGCCCTCGTGCTCTAGCTCCTCGCCGACCGCCACGCTGATATTGGGTTGCCACTGCTCTGGACCGCTCGCGGGGGGCGTGCGATGCACTTTCCACAACGTTGGCACCACGTCGGGCGTCCAGTCCGCTTGCGTGGTATGCGCTTGGACGCACTCGACGATGGTGCCGTCCCACGCTCGGAGGTCGCCCACGCTCACGGCTTGCCCGACCGCCCAGGGGTCGTAGAGCAGGCTGAGGACGGCTACGTCCGCGTCCGGGAGGTCTGCCGCTTTGATGCGGGCCTCTGCGCTCATGCGGGCGGCGATGCGAAGCGCATCCTCCACCGTCGGCTGCGGGTCGGGCACGTCCACCTCATACGACTCGACCACGTTGCCGTTCGGCAGGTCGGGGTCGTAGCCGCCGGGTCCGTACACGGTCACGAGTTGCTTCATGCGAACCTCACGGCGATGTGGGGCGTACGATGCGGAGACGAGGTGATGCCCGGATGCGGGTCAGGCAAGCCAGCCGAGTAATCGCCAGAGTGCCACCCAAGGTACGTTCCCGCCGACTCGCTCTCCGCGCTATAGGCGCCATAGGTGTGTCGCATCGTGCGCGACAAGAGCCGGAAGCCCGGAAGCGCCCCGGGCGATTGCACGGCCACCGCCAAGTGAACGAGGCCAGGGCCGACCGAAGGCTGCGCGCCAAACGCAATAATCTTCTCTCCCGTCGTATCAACCGTTACGAGACCAGCGTCCGCGATGAGCGCGCCGGGGCGGTCGCTCGCGTCGTTCGCATAAACGCCGAGACGCGCCACCGCCCCAGCCGCCCCAGCCGATATTACAAAAACTCCGATGCTGTGGATGGCGCGAGCCTTGGCGACGTAGAACGGCAGACACATGAGTCCAAGCGCGTCTAGCCCCGTTCCGTCGATACCAGCCGGGGAGCCGTACCACGTAACCGCGTTCCGGCCACCTCCTGCCGCAAGCGGGGGCGGTGATGCAAACTCGCCAGCGTATGCAGCGTCCCCGTCCAGCGCTGCTACCCCGCCCGCTGCGCCCTTCTCGGTCGCGGGGATGGCAGCGTCCGCCTTCACGAACGCAGCCTTGGCGATACTCACGGCGCACCAACCTCAGCCCACACGCTGCCGTTCGTCCAGTACAGTTTCCCTTCGTCCAACGCGAGGTACGTGCTGTTCACCGGCACGCTCCCCGCCGCAGGGATGGAGGCGATGGCGCCCTGTAGTTCTTGTTCGCCATTACTGCCCGATAGCGTAACAGGAAACGGGTTATCCGAAGTAATCGGAATCCCGCGTTCATCAAAAATAATAGCCATGTTGCTCCTTAGCTGTAAGTACAGCGACTACCCAAAGGCAGCAAGGGGTTCAGAGTCCTTCCAGACCCAGAGCAGTGATAACGGCGTTCACCTTAGCGGCCAGAGAAGCGACAGCGTTAGCCACCTCAGCCTGGGTATAGGTCGCGCCAATCACCGCAATCGTATCAGCAGCAGTACCGCCACTGTTATCCGTGAGTTCCGCTACCGCAGCAGCAGCCCCACCAACCGAAGCCAGGATGTTCCCGTCTTCGTCAATGACTTGCAGAGGACCGACAAACGCAGTGCCCCCGTCAGTTTCAAATCGTTGCGCCATTAGTATCTCCAAAAAGAAAAGGGAAGGGAGATGAACTCCCTCCCCCAAGAGTGGTTGAGTTGCCGAGGCTTAAGCCCCGTCAACGCCCCACAGACCGCGCCAATCGCTGTAGCCGAAGCTGTAGCGTTCGTACGCGAGGTGGACCATCGACTGGTTCTCTTCACGGTCCTTCATCACCTGGCGCATGGGCCAACGCTCGAAATAGCGCAGACGAGTCTGAGCCTTCGGCGCAAGCAGGAACCAGTTGTCTTCATCGGTCAGGTACGACCAAGGAACGACACTAAGACCCTGCGAAGTGAGAACGTTCGTAGTGTTATCCGCCGAGTACGGGACGCGATCCGTGCCCAAAATCTCCAACGCGCGATGCTCAAGCTGGTCAGGGACCAGGAGAATCGACGGGGTGATGGGCGAGAAGATGTTGTCGTCCGCACGAGTGCGCTTGAGAGCAGTGATGGCTTCCTTCAGCGCAGAGTGCGAAAGAGCACGAGCAGTGCCGAAGGTGTTAGCCCCCGTCCCGCCACCAGCACCCGCGAACGGGTGAGCAGTCGAGAAGAGGTTCTGACCATCGCCACCAGGAGTGGCCGAGAAGCCGAGGTTGAACAGCGAAGCCGCAACCGTCTCCTTGGTAGCACGCGCAGCCCGAGCCAGCATCGCCGGGAACTGATCAATGACACCCGAGTACAGGTTGTCGTCAACAAGCTCTTGCGAAAGCTGGTACCCAAGGCCCCACTTGCGGTGGACGTACTTGGTCAGATAGCCCTCGTTGGCGTCACGAAGCTCGATATCTTCCAGTTCCCCGTAGTTCTGGAACGGCTCAAAGCCAGCCCAGCTCAGGTCCTCTTCATACGCCCGTTCGGACGAATCAAGGTTGAAGAACTCGCTCCAAATCTGAGGAGCCTCATCATACGCCGTGTGGAAAACCTGGTTAAGCCCAGGAGCCAGCAGTTGGGAGAAAGTACCAGAGACCATCATTACGAAACCACCTGCCGGTTAGCCGGGAGAACGATGAAAGTGCAGGGCGCATTAACGTCGCCCGTCGCCACATCATCATCAAAGCCGATAACCTTGACGCGCACAGTCGTGGTTTGCGAACGGTCAACGGTCCAATAGCCGGTAGCGTCCTCGACAAGACCGAACTCGTCATTCAGGTCCGTAGCGAGGTTCACGGTGCCCTCAAGGGTACCACGGAACACTCCGGTAGCGAGAGCAACAGGAACGGCAGGGTTGACATGCCCAATCGTGTCGTCCTGCCAGGTGTACTGAGCGGCGTCAGCGGTGAAGAAACCGAGGATAACCGCAGGGTTCGCCCCCGCTTCATCCACAGTGCCGTCAGACGTCAGCAGTGCAGGCGCTCCTTTCTGGAAATCTTGGCTAGCACCCAGGGGGTAAGTAACGTAGCGATAGGACTCGTTACGAATCACCGGGGTGATAGGCCGAATAGCAAAAGTAGCCATTTATTGGCCTCCGTTAGAGTTTAATTTGCAACTCGTTAGTAACGGGGAGCTTGCCAATCCCGACGCCTGCATTGTCGAACTGAGAGCGTTGCTTGGTGTCCATATCCTTGAAGAACTTCAGGTTACGTTCACGCTTAGCAGCACGCTGCTGTCGCCAGAGTACGCGAGGCATCCGAACCAGTACATTGTCCCCATAAACGAGGTAAGAGCCTTCTTCACGAACCAGGCTCAGGACGTGCGAGGGATAGCGGTCCTCTTTGACGCCTGCTTCCAGGTCGGCAAGAGTAACCAACTGGTACCCTTTAGCGCGCTTATCAGAAATGTCAGTGCTTTGATGAGCAGCCCAAGCCCAAACCCATTCTCGGTCGTAATACTTGTTGAAGCTGCCGTCCGGGGCGTAAGGCTCATTCATCGCCAGGTCCATTAGGGACCCACGATAGATATGCGCTTGGTCATGCACTTTCAGATCGTAACCTTCGGGGAGTTTGTCGCCAATCTTGCCCTCGAGTTCATCCTGCCGAAGCTGTGCGTCAACGAACCGCTGAGCCGCAGCCTTGCTCTTAAACCTCTGCCCAGCAACCTCGTATTTACCAAAGCCGAGGTGATTCATCTCAAGAGCGCCGGTCTTAGTATCCTCAGCCATTCTTAACCCCCATAGCCGTCAGGCTATCCGCGTACTGTTGTGGCGTCATGTTGAACCTCGTAGCCATAGCAAGCTGCTGTGGGGTGAGGTTCGGAGCCTGTGGTTTACCGAAGTTCTGCCCGCTGTTCCCAGGCCGCTCAGAGAACGGAGTAGGGGTAGGAGGCTGCTGGTACGGCTGTTGAGCACCGGACTGGCGAGCCTGCTGCTTAGCGAGGAACTCAATCGTGCTGAGCACCTGTGGGTTGGTAACGTCGTACCCCCGCTGGACAGCGGTGGAAACGAGATTATCAAACACAGGGCGAGCGATGGCAAACTCAGGATCGGACTGACGCGACTGTGCGTAGGAGTTCAGATGCTGATTGAGGTACTGCTTCTGGATGGGCGAAAGCTGAGCACTAACATTCTTCGTGTACTCTTCAAGAAGCGGACGACCAACGGATTCCACAGCCTGACGGACGAAATCCGCAAGAGCCGTGACACCCTCATTGGCAATCTTCTTCTGCCACTGCTGGCGTTGCGTCGGGTCCTTGGTCACTTGGTCAAGGAACGACTGTACCGCCTGCTGTTGTACTGCTTGCTGTTGGGGTGCCTGCTGGGGCTGCACCATGCCAGTGGGTCCTACGACCTGCTGGTTGGCTTGCATCTGTTGGAACTGAGCCAGCTGCTGCTGAAGAGTATTACGCTGATTGATTACCTCATCAAACCGATCACGAGGAATGTATTGCTCTCGTTGGGGTTCTTGAGGAGCCTGCTGCCCCACGTTCGCTTGGGGTTGAGCGTCAACTTCACTTCCCTGTGGCTTGGCCGACGCAGCCTGAGCCTCCTTCTGTTTCCGGTAGTTAGCAAGTGCGCTAATCTCCGTACTCGGAGCCTGCGGTCTAGTTTCCGTCTGTGCAGGAGTTTGGTTCTGTTGAGGAGCCTGTTCGTTGGGTACTTCCACCAATGCCTCCACGGTGGACGAGTCCGTGCTACCGTCCAAGTACTTACATATACCATTATACCACAAACTTTCTCATTTGTCAAGGCCTACGTTTGACAGTCCGATTGTACTTCTCTACCCTCTCTTCTAGACTAGCGAGAAACTGCTTGTGGGAGCGAATTGCTACAGTTTGGGCCTCCTTAGTAATGAGGTCAAAGTCAGAAGTCGAGGGAGTAAGAATCTGACTGTAGAGTCCTTGGAGGTACTTTTCTAGTTCCCTCCGAAGGACTCGCCAACCTGGATGAGTTACTAGTTCTGAAAGAAGATCAAGTTCGTCATCAATCATGGGGGTCTTTCACACTGTCAAGCAGAACCACCATGTTGATTAGATGGGCACGAAGGTTGTTAGTCGCCTCAACCCCCAAGCCGAACTGTCTCTTCTCTTCCCCGAGCCGCACCTTCCCGTCGATGTTAAACATTGGACCAGCTACCGGAAGATAACTCATTAAGCCTCCTGTGTCTGTTGTGCCTGCTGCATCCCCTGTTGCATACCTTGTTGGAAAGCTTGTTGAATCTGTTGTTGAATCACAGACCAGGGCGGACCAAGAATGATGTCCTTGTTGGTGATTTCAAACTCACCGAAGATATCCCGCAGCAATTGTTGGATTCCATCTGGGTAGAACTGGGAGAGCGGACCAGACGCGGCTTGAAGGAGCATGAGCTTCTGCTGACGTCGTGCTTCCTTACTGGCGTCGGACAGTTCCCCGTGAGGACGGAACTCAAACGGCATCAGCCCGTTGCTGGTGGGTGCCATCTGTAGCTTCGTGATTTGCAACTGGTTACCCTCAGACGAGAAGAAGTCGAGGAAAGGGCGGTACTGGTACAGCAACCACCACAATGCCCAAGCCATCTTCTTCATGCCGCCCTGCTGGAATCGGCTAACCATGACGTCAATTCGGGCAAGGCCCTCAGACGTGACGCGGTTAACCTCAGTAGCGGTACGGTTCTGGGTGGGAGAGCGACCCATGAAGTAGTCACTCATGCCGGTCACTCGCTCAACGAACGCCAGGGTATCCTGCTCGTGAGCAAACAGACTAGACGGGACATCCATCAACTGCATCTGGAACAGAGCCGAGGGGTCGGTGACGTCGATCACCTGACCAGGAGACCAGGGCTGCTCCTCCGGGTCCCACGCCTCACCCGTACGACGGATGATGGGGGGAGCGATGCGGATAGCGATGGCGTCGGCACGCATGTTGTGGAGGGCAGTCAGTTCCTCCTGAGCCGACTCCAACATCTCCGGGACGCTACGACCCCAGAAGAAGTTAGCCCGTGGGTACACCTTGAAGTCGATGTACGGAGGACGACCATACTGATAAGGGTAAGGTTCAATCCGCAGCAGAATCTCGTGGTCGGGGGAGAACGTCATCAGAGCAGGCACAGGGCCATCCCCAAAGTCATAAGGCCCGTACATCTCCACGACCTCGTACTGGTTCGTCTCCTCGTACTGAGCCGAGGATGAACGAGATACGTTGACCAGACTGAAGGGGAGAGCCGTCTTATCCAGCGTGCCGTCACCTTGGCTCTTAGCCAGGAGTCGGTCTACGTTGAAGTAGAAGCCCTGCTGCTCTCGGTTGATAAGCTGCTGATGCGTCAGGAAGACTCGGTGGCCCACGTACACTGCGTCGTCAATCGTGGGGGAGTCCGCGGGAATCATGATGAAGTCCGTCAGCGGGACGTGATAGGCCCCAGGACCGTCATACTCGATTACTTCCCCACCCATGGACTGCCCGGTAGTCGGGTCAACCTTCTCGGGAATTTGAGCCGTCTTGCGTAGCCAGTCCAGCTTGACGACCCCAGTCCCCTCAATCAGCATGTTTAGAATCATCATGTCAAGTACGGAAGGCAGACCCATCTCGTCGGCCCAGTAGTCCAGGTACTTCTCGGCTACGTGGGCTGTGTCGTGCGCTGAGGCTGTCCGAGCGTGCGTCAGCCAGAGCGGGTCAACGTCGAACACCGCCTTCGTGATACGGGCGTGGATGCTGTCCACAGTAGCCATGATGAGGGGCACATTGAAGTTAGCCGCATCAGGCCAGGGGAAATTCTTCTTCGCCTTCTGGGACGTCTCATAGAGGGAGTGCCATCGCTCGATGCTGGCGTGCAGGGGTGCGACACTAGATTTGAAGTTGTCGTACTCGGCTTTGAGTTTCTTCAACAGGTCCTGCTGCTCATCCTCGGGGATGGGCGGGGGCAGGGGACCAGGGTCCTCTCCTGCCGCCTGCGCCAATTCCTCTGGGAACAGAGGTTGCTCAAGTTGGTCCATCAGTACCTCATTTCGGATCTGTACATCCGCATGTTCTCAAGGTCCACGTTCAAATAGACGAGTCCTTGGTCCGGTGGGGCATAACCTTTCTTACCAGTGTAGTCCACAAAGCCCTCAAGCTTAGGTTTAAGAAATGAAGTGGCGATAACCGTGGCAACATCACGTGATGTAAGACCCAACGCTCCTCTTCGTGGGAGGGAATACTGGGGGGTGATGGTAGACGCGTGGTTATGGATGTGCCCAGCCAAGTACACGTCAGCGTCCACGAGGCTTCCCATTGAGTAGGCGGAGTTGAGTTTCGCGCCAGGTGTCTTGCCGCCTCCAACGACATGACGCGCATAGACGAGGAGAGTGCGGCCTTTCCCGGAAAGGTCACAGTTGAGGCGGACCATCCCCTCACCATCGAGGTAGGATGCACCGGATACAGATGCAACAAAATTTGCCACACCGGCCCATTTGAGGAACTCATCATGGTTTCCCTTCACCACAGCACCAGGCCTAGCCCGAAGAGGTTCGAACAGTTCCCGAATCTTCTCCTGCACGACGAACATGTAGTCACTGTTCTTGTACTGGGGGAGAGTGACGTCGGCGTCATACTTAGCCATGTCGGGGGTCCGCCCCTCGATAGCGTCTCCGGTGAAGAACCACACCCCGTGTGGGTCTGCGATGATATCGTTGACGTACCGTTTGAATCGAGCCTCATCGAAGTGAACTTTCTCCAAATGGACGTCACCTATAGGGTACACGCGGATAAACCGACTAGAGTCGGCGGTAATATCTGCTTCAGCAATTCGCAAGGTTAGCTACCGTAAAGTCCAGCCGGTGTACTGCTGGACCCCCTTCGTTTGGAGTTGACTCGGATGAACGCTTTCTCATCGTCGTCGTCCTTCTCTACTCGGTCGCCTTTAATCCTGTAACTAGCATCATTGCGCCACAGCCATCGAACTGACCAGACTGCGTAGCCAATAGCGTCGAGTGCGTGGTTATTCTTGTCAACTGGGTTGCGGAGTCTGTCTCGTTGGAGTCGCGTCTCGTCGGGGTACTGGTAGGTTTGGAGTTCGTTCCTCACGTCGGGGGCGCGATGACTCACCTTGAATCTGTAGTTGTCGGTGAACATCGCCATCTCTCGGATGCGGTCTTCAATACGCGGCTTGATAACCGGCAGGACCGGCAGACCACGAGAGTTCAGGTCAGCAATCGCATCCGGTCGGGCAGAGTCAGCGTACCAGACTCGGACCTTGTAGCGGTCTCCAAGTTCCCCAATGGCAAGGGCGAAGTCGTTGGGTTCAAGACGTGATTCATAAACCCCATCAACGACGTACCATACTCCATCCTTGTAACCCAGAACATAGGCGGCTGCTGGGTCTGTCCATCCAAAGTCAATCCCTCCAATCACTTGGGCGAAGTCTTCCATGGGTGGAACTTGGCTCACGGGGATGTAGTTCGCTTCATCCCACTCGTAGACCAAGCCTTCGTAGCTGACGAACTCGCCAGCGACTTCCTGACGTCCGAAGATGCTGCCTACCCCGTACTGATCCTCAAGCTGCTGCACAGCCTCAATGGACAGGTTCTCAGCGTTATCCCACGTAGAGCCGGTGATGGTAGCGTAGGCTGGGTTGTAGGATTCAGGGGTGTGGTCGGGGTGCCCAGGTGGGCAAGACTTCAGGTAGATTTGGTTGTAAATCCAGTTCTGCTTCCCTCGTGGCGTCGTGGTCCCCAGAAAGGAACCCTTGGACGCAAGCAGGGTAGGCATGATAATGTCGAACGACTCTTTGCTTCCCTTGGCTACCTCATCGTACCAGACAGCAGAGAAGGTAGGACCACGGAGTGCATCGGGATCGTCCGACGAGTGAACCTCAATCAGCCATCCGTTCGGGAACTGGTACGTCGGGATGGGCTGCTTGCGGTGAGTGATTTTCTTCCACAGGCTGGGGTCTTCCTTCAGGACTTCCTCAATCTTCCGTTGGAGGACTCGTGCCATGCGGTAGGTGGGGGCGACTGCGGCAGCTAGCTTGAACTTGTCGTTGGGCTTCATCGTCTGGGTGATTAGCCAACGGGCACCCAGGTGGCTATTATGGGTGGGGATAAATCCCTCACCCACAAGAAACATATGATCGAAAGCATCTACTTCGATACACCTAACGGGTACGCTAGGGATCGGGGTGACTCGCACTACCGCACGAGGACGGACCGCTCTAGTTAGCCAAGTCAAACGATAGGCGTTAACCTCAGGTCTGTGAGTAATGGGGCCTGGTTTAAACCCCAAAGAAGCAACCAGTTCTCGCATCCCTTCGATCAAAGCCTTGTCTCTAAATGTAATTTCCGCGTAGTCTTTCTTGTTCACATGACCGTCTGTGCCCATCAACCCGTCGTACAAAGCCCGCCTTTGTGACAGAGACGCTCTCAGGTACTCCTGGGGGATTGACTTCTCGTAGTAGACCCCCAATTCCTTGAGAGCCACAGTGAGATCGCATGGGTGGTACTTGTTCCCACGCTCCCCAACGCTGTAACGATAGGGGGAAGAATAGAGCCTACGAAGAGAGAAGCCTTCAGACTCCACACGAGGGATAGTTAAATCAGCCTTAGACCCTATGGTAACATGGGGCTGCCCACAGGTCCCATCCCCAAGCCATACTCCCAAGACATAGGGAGATAGGGGGAGTTCCCTATGGGGAAGCATAACTGGAAAAGTTTGGGGCACGTAATGATTGTACTCTTTCCCCACCATAACCCGTTCAGAAATTTCTCGTGTCGTACGAACCTTACCAATCTTTCCACGTTTACGTTCAGACTTTGAGATAGTAAACCACTGATGGTCTGCATCAGCAACGACAACTTCGCCAGTAGAGAATTGCACTTCATACACTTCGTGATTGTGCATGACATCTGTAGCACCAACCACTTTAACCGGCTCTCCGTTAGAACCAAATACTGTATCCCCCACTCGGATTTCACCCATACGAGTAAACCCCTGGGGAGTAGGAATCGGGGTATCAAGACCTAGGGCTTTCCCGATCTGCCGACCTCCGCTCATCAGGACGATACGCTTCCCTTCTCGGAAGGCTTCTAGCGCCCTGGCCTGAACGGGGTTCGGGGTGCCGAAGTCAAGCTTAGACATCTTCATTAGTTCACATCACGAGCCTCGGGACTCCACGAAGGGTCGATGACGAATAGCGTGTCAGTCTCCTCATCGTGAATACCGGACAGGTCAATGCCCATGCGGGTCCACTGACGAAGTTCCTTTGCTGCCTCGATTCGTTCCTTGAGGGGAAGGGCCTCATTATTAAACGCCATCAGCAACTTACCACTGACGTTCTCCATGACTACAAACTTATCGTCCAGGGTCTCAGCGACCTTACCCTTCAGTTGGCCCATACGCTCTTGCCGCTTCTGCACGGACAGAGCTTTGACCACCTCAGCCACCGGGACGAACTTCTCGAACTCCTTGGTGGCTGCCTTGGCGATCACCGAGGGGTCCCTAGACTCATGGTTCAGAATGTACTCTCGGATGTTATCGGTCATTTAGCCTGACTCCTGTCGGTCGATTCGCCGCTACCCAGTCGATGTCAAAGACGTCAATGTCTAGGTGCGAGAGGATGAAGTCACTTCGTCGGATGCAATCATCGTAGAAGAGTTTCCACACGTTGTGGATGTAGATGCCCTGGTGAGGATTCGTTCTGTCGGTAAGAGGTACTCGTCGCTCGGCCCACCCTGGGTGTGCGAACCTAAATTTCTTGACGGTATCGGGGACAAATACATGAGCTTCCTTCTGGTCATAAAGCTTGTCGATGGCGACTACAAGTTCGTCAGGTTTGAAGCTGGTGAGTAGGGCAGGGACGACGCTACGTTCTAGAGAGCCAATGGCAATCTTGTGAACGCGCTTGTCGTCCATTACAACGCCTGCAATCCCTACCTTGTGCTTCCCTGGGTACGCGTAGGCAATGCGTCTACGAATCCCCATGGATTTCTTTCTCCCGCAATGGGATAGCTTCCTTCATCCAAGTAATCGCTTCGCCAGACTTCACGTGGTCCGTCGCTACCCGGAGTGTGGTGATGCCGCTAAGATACGCCAAGATATCTCGTTCACGGTCTCGCTTAGCACCACCTCCTGATGTATGACCCCCTCTGGACATCCAGAGTCCCCCGTCAACTTCAATTGCAAGTCGTAATGAGGGAAAGAAAAAATCTGCTTCGAACTTTCTTCCAGGGATAAACTTGACGTTTCGTAGAAAATCTTTGAACCCTGCCCCAAATAGCTGGGCAGCAAATAAGTCTTCTTGGTCACTGCCCTTGTCCTTCCGTCGCTTCATACTTACTTTGAGTGTTTTCTTTGGCATGTGTCATCCCAATGAACCCCAATCTCGTCCCCACTTAGCATCTGCTCTGAAGGGGACTGGTCCTGGTAGAATAGTTTCCATGACGTGCTTGACCCTAGCCATGGTGTCGTCTGCCCGATTTTCGGGGGTTTGCAGGTACACCGCGTCGTGAAGGGGGAACAAAGTCTGGTGCCCTTCGTTCTCAAGCCTAGTGAACGCGGCAAGGGTCATGTCGCTGGACATACCCTGGATGGGGGAGTTCGTGCTTTCCCGGAGTTGTTCTTCCGTTACCTTTCGCTCAAGTCCTGGATGAAAGAAGAAATGACGCGTACGACCCCACGGAGTCGAGATGCTACCTTCTCTTTGAACCGCCTCGCGGACAGCCTCATGCCACGAAGCGACACCTTGATATCGAGTACGGAGGGTGCCCAGGATAGAGTCCGCCACGTCGTTCCCCACCTGTAGTTGGCGGGCAATAGCCGATCTTGAACCGCCGTACAGCCACGTGAAAGTACCTTGCTTAGCCAGGTCACGATAGTGCCCGTACTTCTCTTTGACTCGTTTCTTGAGGGTGTCATATGGCTCCAATGGCTCGTCAAGCCCGAACGCCTGGATTGCGACGGCGGAGTGGGTATCGAGTCTGTCGTGGATATCCTGAATCAATTGCTTGTCGCCAGTCAGGTGGGCGGCCATCGAGACCTCAAGTCCTGAATAGTCACTTCCAACAAGAACGTATCCATCATCTGCGATAAACAGTTCCCGCAGGCGAGCTTGATACTGTTGGCCCAAATCCTGGCCTTCCCACTCCCCTGCGCGGGGAATGAGCATGACAAGCCTCTCAGCCAATCTTCCTGTTTCTGTCGCCGCTAACCTAAAGTCTGCATGATAACGTCCGTCATGTTCTGATGCAGCTAGGATGTTACTGAGATACGTGCCGTTCGCTTTGGTGAGGTGACGATACTCGAGGATGTCCCGCACAAGAGGAGCCTCAGAAGCCAGAGCTTCCAGTGCCACAGAGTTCGTCGTAACTTTGCCCTTCTCTTTTTGAACGGGAAGTCCCATGTCATCGTAGAGCAAGGCAGCTACCTGCTTGGGACTGTTGGGGTTCTTAAGCCCGTATGCGTCCTCGAGGTACCGCTGCTTGTCGTGCAAGTGGCCTTGGATTTCGTCCTGGAACTGGAAGGCCAAGTCTCGATTGATCCGGATACCCCGCAGTTCCGTACGTGTGATGGCGTTCTGGGCGTCAGTCAGTACCCGGTGGATGTGCCGAGTCTGTACCCCAGGACGAAACCTGTTGGCCAAGCGAAGGGTGATGTCAGTATCTCGTGCTCCATATCGTCCGAGGGTCTTGAAGTCGTTCTGCTCCATCGCCTCGTAGTTGACGGTATCACCCCACTTGTCGATGCCTAGGTACTTGTGGGCCATCTGTTCCATGGAGTGGGTACCTGGGGTCTCGTCAATCAGGCTGTGCATCAGCATGGTGTCTTCGTGGATAGAACACATAACACCGTTATTAGCCAGCACCTTGACGTCGTACGTTCCATTCTGGAAAATCAACTTCTTCTTGCCGAGGTACGTCTGCCACTCTTCCGAGGTGAACATGTCCCACGGGAAGGCGTGACCTACTCCCTCAACCCACGATACCTGAACCGTAAGAATACGGCAGGTGTAGGGATCCAAGCCGGTAGTCTCAACATCGCACGCTACTACGTCGCCCATATGACTCAAGACCTTCTTAGCTAGCATCTTGTTGGTATGAGCATGATAGCATTCGGTCTTTGGGGTTCTGGGTACGTCCGTCTTGCGTAGTCCCACTAAGTCTTTTACCCCGTCGATAAACTCGGAGTACAGGCTAGGGGTGCGAGCCACAACCGACGTATGTGGGAACACTCGGAAGTTCCGGTTATTAACCTCAATTGAACGACCATAGAGGCTATTAAACTTTTGGTACTCAAAGTTGAATAGCGGCATCAGCTTCACAGCGTCAGCCCCAAAGAGCACATAGTTCTTGCAGGGTAGGGATTCAATCTCGTGCTCAAGAACTGCCGCAGCCTTCCGACCCTCAGCGACCTTCATCGTGTAGCCTGGTCGGAAGAAGGGGAAGGCTGTAGTGGCGTAGAACTTGATACCTTCCCGCACCAGAGCCTTACGGATGGCAAGCCCGTCTTCGCCCATGAAGGGCTTACGTGCTCCCACATCCCAGCCGGTAGGTACGCCTCTTACCAGAATGACGTCGGGGTTAGCGTTTCCCTCCCCCAGCACCGCGGTCATGTCAGTAAATAATTCGGGGTCAAGTTTAGAGCGGAGTTCGGCAGCGTTGGCGTAGACCCTCATGGGTCTCCTTTCAGTTGAGCATGGAGGACGCGATCTTCAACGTGTTGTGCTCACTCAGATAAAGGTCTCGGTCGTCAGTGAATCCACCAGTTAGGCGAGGATAAAGAGTGAGGACATCCCTATCTCTAGCAGCCCTAAAGGTGAACTTGACTTTGCAGCTTCCTTCGGGGGTGGTGTACTGCATTGCAATAGCATCAGCAGCACCAAACCAAGCAGAGGAACCACGGATATCGTTGGAAGTCGGAGGAACGACATTGCCCGCTCGATCAGTCTGAAGCTTCCTCGTGTGGTGGACAACGATGACCGCCTTTCCTTTCGCCTTCAAGGAATCGAATACGCTAATAGTCTCACGTACACTGGTAAACGAGTTCTCATCGTTGGAGTTGAACGCGCTGAGTGGGTCAACGATGATGACGTCGTAGTTTTCCGCGATGTCGTTCAGAACCTCTGGGTGCTGAATCAGGCTAATGGTTTCGTCGGGCTTATCCGTCATTGCGAACTGCCGTGGGTTGGTTAGGCTTTCCCTGCCAAACATACTGATGGCTCGCTCAGCCACCATGCCCTTGCTCAGCTCCCCCTGGAAGTACAGCACACGCACTGCCTTGGGTACCTTGAATCCCCAAATGTTTCGTCCCTGAGAGAGCGCATGACCGAGTTGCATGACTGCAAAACTCTTACCAGTTTTGGGTTGTGCGGCCCAAATCGTGAGCATACCAGGACCGACAAGACCTTCTGCCCAGAACTCCTGCGGCTCAATCTCTTGTGTGAAGTCAATCAGTGGGACTTTGGGGGGCTTGGGTGTCACGAACCTAACTTGGAAAGCATCCTTGACGTCGGGTACTACCCCAAGCTCGTATAGCTTGCTTAACCCAGATACCGTCGCAAACATTCGGTTGTAGGTATCGTCCACGACCTTGATGAGATTCTGATCAGGCCAGCTGTACCCCGCTGCTTGATGAATTCTTGCGACGGTCGCCACGGCCTGTTCTCTCGCCATATACAGATTCTTCCGAAGGTAGCCCGCTACCCCCACCGCCATCGTGTGCTTCTGCCCGTCCAGCCAGTTGCTCACGAACAAGTCGAAGTCCGCCGTGGAGAGTTCCTTCGATGACGGCATCGATTCGGTAACCTGCCCAAGATACGTAGACGACGTCTTTGGAAAGATTGCTAACTCGTACCTCAGGTTCGAGTTGTGCTTCAGGATTAGACATTGCTTTGGGTGCTCCTCATCTTTGAAATTCCAAGTTCCTGGCACTCGCATAACCCGAGTCGGATCATGAGTGTTGTCAGAAGGGAGAGCGCTATGGACTCCTCGTGCGTAAGCTCGGATATCGTCTCCCTTGACGGAAGTTGACAAAGCCCAGTACAGGTGGTATCCGTTACCGGACCAGACCACCATCGTGGGTTCTGGGAGTCCTGACTGGTTGAGTGCGGCATCCAATCCTTCCTGCGTCGTAACGCTAGCGTCGAGGTCTACCCAGAGGGCACGTAGCAAAGCGGGGTTCGTGCTACCCACCTTATCACGAGGACCTACGCCTACCCACACGTGCCTCTTGTTCCGCTTGTGGATGTCGAGGTGTACATCCACGAACTGGCCTTGTTTCGTCTTCGGAATCCAGTGTTGGTTTGCTCCGTTCTGTGAGTTGGACTTCACTCGGACTTCAAAGATGTCGTCGTCGTCAAACAGCATGTTGAGGAATGTTACCGTTTGCTCTCTGTCTGTCACTGACACCTCTTTTCAGGTTGTCGTTGGTAAGGAAGGAGAGATTCGAAGCTGACCACAAGAACTATTATACCACGGATTTACCGCGTTGTCAAGTCCTTGGCCTTCGATTTGTGCCACGTGCGGTTGGAACAGGCTTTGCAGATGTTCCGATATGGGTCCTTGGCGTTGCGGTCGCGCGCTCCTCGGCGGTAGAATTCCCAGGTAGGCAGCCACTCGCCACATCGGGTACAGAACTTGCCCCAGTTTCCGTGTTCATCCTGGCTGTAGCGGTCCAGAACCCGGAAATGCCAGTCATCCGTCTTCTCGACCAGTGGTTTCGTCTTGCTGGCGATCCATCCGACGTTGCGAATGTACAGAGAAACCCCGATTGAGGCACAAAAGAGCTTCATTGTGTCGATATCGTCCCAAGGAATCTGCTCTCCTTCCAGCAACACGGCCTTTTGGGGGGCAATTTTCTCTGTGAGACGGAAAATCTCGTTTGGGGACAGCTTATTGCGTCTCACAAGGACCGCAATTTCAGGGTTATCGTCCTCTCCGTACCCTAAAAGGTCCCAGAAGTCGTATTCTACCCGTGTCGTCAGGCCGTATTCCCTCAAGAAGTTGCTAAAACTGACGATGAGGGGTTCGTTGGTGTCAGCTAGGTAGTCGGTTAGGTTGAACTTAGCCATAAGGTCTCCTTAATTCCTTTCTTATATCCCATTATAGCACGCTGCCACCCCCTTTGTCAAGTCTGTGGATTCGTATATGGTGATAGTTTATGTCTATACAAGAACAGTTAGCATGTTTTTTACTGAAATCCTATAGCGGTGTATTTTTTCCAGTGTGTGGGGGGTGTGTTTTGGGGGATGGGGGTTTCTCTGTACATACAGTATAGTATACGTTCTATTCTAAACTACCTTCTCTTAGGGTATAAGGGTATGTACAGCGTACATACTTAGATCATATCTCATTATCTAAGGCAAGTGAGACAGACCATACCACTTCATCGATGGTATAGTTTGGATCTACACCTGCCCCCTGGTAGGTGAGGAATGAACATACCCCCCACCCGGTAGGATCGAACGAGCCTTTACACCCCCAGCATGAGACACGGATGAGAATCCGGTGAAGGCGGACTGTGAAGTATCGTACACTCAATAGAACCGGCACCAATCATACTTAGGGTAAGCCAACGGGGACTAAGCCCCCGCGGCCGGCGTACCTTGACAACCTATCCCACCCCCCGTGGTACCTGTGCCCATCCGTCGCAGCACCACGTTCCTAGCATCGTTAGCACCCGCTGACAGAACGGATACGAAAATGAGCCTTACCAGGATCATTACGACCATCCTCACTACCTCTGGCAAGAACAACGACGCGTACTGGGCGCTGGCTCGTCACGTCGCTACCGCACGAACCGACGCCGACACTACGTATGACGTGATTGCGTCGGCGTGGCGCAAGGCGCAGGAGTCCGAACCCGCGGCCATCCTGCCCTGCCCGAAAGCTAGCACCGTGCGGCAGTTAGGAGCGTCCCATAAGATCTGGGGCGCTGTGGCGACGGGTGCTCACTCGCCATTCCACGCTTACGCGTGGCGGTCGCTTGGCAAGCCAAAGGGACCGGACGGTAAAGCCACCCAACTCGAGGACGACGCGCTACGGGCCGCATGGGATAGCATCCCGGCGAACCGCCCTAAGCCTAAGAGCGCCGCCGCCGCCGAAACCGTGTCAGTAAAGCTTGATCGCGCCACGTACGACGCGCTTAGCGCCATCGCGGTGGCAGCCGGTATCACCGTGCCCGACGTCATCCAGAGCCTCGTCCCTAAGTCATAACTTAAGCGGTACCACGGGGGGTAGGGTAGGTTATCAGGGACAGTCTAGCGTTATCGGATGATATCGACCAGGATATCTGTGGGCTTGACTCTATCGCTGTGCTGCGCTACACTTTAGTTGTGAGCGCATTGGGGACGCCATTGTGTTGGGGACGTCTATCTTGCCGCACTTATACTGCGGACGTTATCACCTGATAACAGATTGGAGACGCACCATGAACGGTCGTAAACTTAGCTGGTTGGAACGTCGAGATGTGGACGTCATCATCCGGTGTGCCCAAGGGCATGGGGACGCTGTGGACGTTGAGGAGGTCAACGGATGGTCTGCTAGTTGGCGCAACCACATCCACCGTCTGCGGCGTGAGATGCAGGGACGCCACACGGTAGTGACTGCGACGCACCTCTAATGGGGACGGCGTGGTACCTGTGGACGCAGCTCATGGGGGTGCTGGGGATCATGGTCGGAGTAGTGTACATCTGGGATGAGATTGTCATTCCGTTCTGGGAACGTGTTAGCAGGCGATAACATGACTCACGTAAAACGCCCTAAACCCGCCTGGACACCCTTTGTGCTAATAAACACCGACAGCAGTGATGATGAACAAACATGTGATCTACTGCCCGGATAAACACGCGGCAAGCTCTGGACTACTTCCTACGCCTATTGCTCGGATGGGGTGAGGACGCGGTAGCGTATGAAGTGAATGGTTCCCCACAAATCACGGAACAGGTGATTTGAGGCTCTGAGAAGCCTAGGAAGATGCCTCGGTAGTCCCCCTAGTGTCCTAACCCTCAGAAAAGTTTCTAGGGCCTCCTAGGGGGACTGCAGAGCACGACAGAGGCATTGTAGGTTTAAGGCTCGATCTATTTTACGGGGTCCGTGTAGATTTGACTCTATTGGTCCCGTGTGCTATACTGTGGTTAGTTGAAAGGAAGTGCGTCTGGCACAGCGTTAGCAACTGATAACATACCGAAAGCGCAGCAACCACGGAGTACGCTAGCACCCCCTGTCCTGTTTGGGACCGTCAGAGTAGACGACCGGGCGTGAAATCTAGCGGAGTAGGTGGGGACGTGAGTAGGATAACCTTGCGCCGGGTAGTCTCGGCAGCATGACGTTATCATCTGATAACAGACAATAGACCTCCGCATGACAGAGCAAACTAGCGGCTGCTGTGTAGCGTCTGACAAACGTGCCACGGACCAGGGGCTAAAGCGGTGCGGAGGGGTAGGATTGGCCATCACTGTATCAATACACAGATACATTCCTCGCCGCCTGGGACGTCACATTACCGGAGTGTAGCGTCCTCGGCGGGTGTTAGCAACTGCTAACGGAAGGATTGCCATGTACCAGACGCCACGAAACCGACAGCAACTCGACCGTGATGAACAACGCAACACTGTGGCTGTTATCACTGCTAACATGCGGACTAAGTTCTCTGCACAACCAAAAGTTCGGACTGTGTGGAATGAGTGCTTGCAGCGTTACGTGAGGATGCGATAATACGTGGCTTAATGGATTTCCTGTGGTTTGTCCGAGAAAGGTGGGCACTATTCCTGATTCTCGTTGCAGCCATTTTCGCGCTGGCGTACATCAGTGTTCCCGAGTCCGGGTGTCAAGTCCTCGGCGTTGCCCATGTCAACGATGCTCCGTTGCTCTATAAGGATTGCAACGGGCAAATCGTTCGTGAGTACCTTTGGGTAGGAGGGGAGTAATGGGTACTGACGTCCTCAATGATACCTACGACCGAATGGTGAAAGCGTGGAGGTACATGCAGAACCAAACCAACGCACGTAAGATCAGCCTTGCACGGGAGGTGCTGCTGGACTTGGAACTTGAGTGGATTGACGCGCTGACAGACGAGAACTTCCACTCTTGGGTGTCACTTGATAAAGACTACCGTACTATTGTGCGGAGTACCCTCGGAGCAGACTGATGAAAACTGTTTGGCTTCTTCGCGGGATTACCCCTCAGAGGGATTACATTTTGTGGCCCGAAGTTTACGAGAGCGAAGCAGACGCTAAGTTTGAGAGAGACCTCGCACAAGAGCTCGCACCAGAGGGAGAATCTTGGCAAGCAATTGAGCTGAATGTACTCCCAGATAGCACCACTTTGGAGGACTGGTAAGATGAAGACCTACACTGTCGACGTCACCCTTGTCATCCCTGCTAACAGCCTCGCCGAAGCCTGGAAGATTGCTAACCACGCTGCTCGTTCCATAGAGCTGTACTTGCGGCAACTCAACGTGACTGTGGGTAGCGTGAATGAAGCGGAAGAGATTGACGATGCGTGACGACTACTTCCAAGACGCAAACTGGATTGACGAGCAGCTTGAGGACGCACTGAGCTGGGCACACGCCAACGAGGACACAGATTGGTGGGAAGACTTCGATGCAGACGAGTTCGACGAAGAATGACGTCTGTTATCATCTGCTAACGGAAGGGATTGCGTAATGTACCTCAATACACACTTCCGTCTGTCCGACTTCATGCCGTACCTTGAGCCTGCGAACAGAGACTTTGCTGCGAAGAACAACTTCTGCATGAAAACAATCATGCGGAACAAGGTCGCAAACGAAGTTCCTGAGGCTTTGTGGGCACTGTACGATTGGAGGGTCATCCATAAGTTCTTGCCGTTGTCGTTCCTTCAAGTTGCATACACACGAAGCCTTCGTCGCAAGGTAGCAAACCGACTGGAATGGTTTATCCAAGAAAACCCCGACAAAGTAGCTGACTACGATGCGTGCCGCTACATGTCGTACAGTAAGGTAATGACGCTGCTAGAGCAGGGGCTTGACCAGTCTCGTGAGCAACTGAACGTGAACATGCGGAGTTGGGAGCTGGAAAATAGTGCCCTAGTTGCTGCCCACTGGTATTACCCACAGTTAAAGCAACTAATCCGCATCCTGTATACTACCCACATCGACCAGGCTGAGCCTCGTGTCATTCACTGGTACGAGTGTAATCCGACGACTGAGCGATACGGGGACTCTAAGCGACACTCTGCTCGGTGGACTAAGTTCCTAGGGATGTTGCGTCATAAGTACGGGATGCGGTTCACTGACCAGCAAATCGAGGAGGTTTCTAACTGGGTTGGTGAGAACCTGCGTCTACCTGAATACAAGTTTGAGGAGGTAAGCGGGACTAAGATTCGCAAGACGTACCGTGAGTCATACTTTGGCTCGTGCATGCATAGTGGGGATGCGACCAAGTTCTACAACGACCAGGAGAACGTGCGTCTGCTGCGTATCCTGAACGAGAAGGATGCTCTGGTTGGCCGTGCTCTAATCTGGGAGGCACATCGGAACTCTAAACACGGTGAGAAGGTGACGATTCTCGACCGCATATACCCGTCTGATGGTGGTGCCCACGTTCGTGCTGGTATGAAGTACGCTTCGGATAAGGGGTGGGTGTACAAGGTCGAACACACGATTGATGGTGCGTTATCAGATGATAACGACTACTACGTCCACGTCAAGGATAACGAGTATTACCCGTACATGGATACGTTTGGGTACGTCGTCACTTCTCCTGATGAGGACGGGTACTACATCCTGACAAATAACTCGTCGGAGGCTCTCTTCGGTGAGATGCGGAGTACAGATAACGTGTCTCCGTTTGAGGATGACGAGAACTACTTCCGTTGCGCTAATTGCAACACACGGGAGCACCTGGACTACGCGTTCTCTACCCCTGATGGGGAGCTAACGTGTGAGTCCTGCTACTCAGAACTGTATGTCACGGATGTGTTTGAAGAGACGATTGCGACAGAGGATGCAGTCTCGTTGAGTAACGTTATGTATGGGTATGGGCATCCCGATGACTACCGCATCGCGTACTCTGAACCTGATGGTGTGTACTACCTCATTCCAGAGTATCGTCCTCGTTGGACCACGATGACTGTGGAAATTGTGCAACTTACTGCCGGTGAATACGACGGCGAGTGGGTTGACATTGATAACGCAGTGTGCCGTGGTGACGACTGGTACCACGTAGACGACGAAGACATCCCAGAGGAAGACGAGGAGGACTAACATCAATCCCAAACTCAACCAACACGTCACAGTCCGTGACTTCTTCTACCTGACCAAGTACACTTCACCCTTCGGGTCGGAGCAACAGCGGTTCGGTAGTTTCTTCACGGATTTGGGGTGTGAGATGGATTCGCACGGTAACTACATCCTAGAGATTGGTTCGTCTAGGACATTGTTTGCCGCACACATCGACACTGCTGACAGGCAGATGACAAAGGTACGTCGTGTCGTGAAGGGAGATTACGTCAGCACAGATGGAGCAACAATACTCGGTGCTGATAATCGGTCTGGTATCGTCATCCTTCTGCACCTGATCCGCAACAAGGTACCTGGCAAGTACGTGTTCTTTGTAGGGGAGGAGTCGGGACGCATCGGGTCAACATTCGCAGCCAAGGACGGCATTGCAGATGGCATGGACCGTGTAGTATGCTGGGACAGGTACGGAGAGACGAGCATCATCACTCACCAAATGGGTGAACGCAGTTGTTCAGATGACTTTACCAACGCACTAGTCGGTGAGTACAAACGTTTCGGAGTGGTGTTAGCACCTGATAACGGAGGGGCGTACACAGATTCATACTCGTTCATTGATGAGGTACCTGAGTGTACCAACATCAGCATCGGCTATTACAACCAGCACACAACGTCAGAGACGCAGGACGTCAGGTTCCTGATGGAGATGGCTGAGGCCAGTGTGCTGGTAGACTGGGAAGGATTGCCCGTGAGTCGAGACCCGTTCTCTGTCGAGCAGCGTCCACCTTGGAAGTATGCCGACTCCTATTGGGGGCCAAAGAGTACCTACGAGGGCTATTCCAACGTTGACGACTTGGTCCAGGAAGCGCAGTGGGGTACACTGAGAAAGGATGCTGTTGAGGATTTCCTTTGGGAGAACCCAAAGGAATCGGCTGAACTTCTGTATGACCTGTTGATGGGAGTAAATGTTCATGGATAAGAAGCCTGTTATCAGTGCTAACGTTCACCTGTACGGGGACGATGAGGGGGTAAACGTGGAGCCTCTCGGTGTGGAAGGTTCGGATGTCTACGTCATGCGTCTCGGTGGTGTGACGTTCTTCTTCCGAGACTTCGACCACTTCGATAACACGATGGACAAACTGATGCGGGGCTGGACCCAACTGGTGGGCGACAATGCCTCATGAGTGGGGACCCCGATACATGGATGAAGTAGAGACGTGGGAGATCTATTGGGACAGGGTGTACGAGGATGAGTATCGTCACCGTCCTGAGACGGATTTGGACCGGGCGATTGTACCCGACTACAGAGACGAGAAGGCTGACTATGACTACCATTCTTGGAAGGATGAGCAGTGAGAACGAACTTCGCAGACTCAACCGACGCAGAGTTCCTCATAGCACTGGCACAGAATGACTACATGATTGACGTAAACATGCTGCCTGATGGGGAAAGGTTGTACAAGATTGCTGACCGCATCGAGGCGCTCGAAGCCGCCCTCGCCAAGTACGAGCAAGACGACGCGCGGTACCTTGAGCGGTTGCGAGAGTTGCAAGCCCGCGTCCCGGACCCGGACGACGTCCAGATGGTGCTGCACCACGCGAGTCGTACCGATTGGCCGAACGAGCCGCTTCGCTTGGCGATGCTGCGCCTTCGCGCCACCCTACCGACGACGAAGGGCGATGCTCGTGCGGCCTACCGCTCCAAGCCCGCATGGGGCGCAGGACCAGAGGACGTGGAACTTGAGCCGCCCCGGCTTGGACCAGCGAAGGGAGAAGACGATGACGAGTGACCTGCCCGTGATTGGCTTCGTGCTGTGGCGCGACGCGAAGGCTGACCCGCCAGGGGCTGGCAGGGTCGTACTCACCGACGAGGGGATGGCTCGGTGCTGGCCCAGTGGCCGGGCCTGGGAGTTCGAGATGCCCGACATGGAGGGGCCTTGCAAGCCCACCGTGTGGTGTGACCCTCGTCCGCCCGTTGAGAGCGAGCACGGGCCACTCACGATGGACGACCTGCGGACTGCCATCGAAGTCCTAGAGGGCCAATGGGCGAAGTCCTTTTGCGCCGCCGCTGCTCGCCTTCGTCGCGCCATCGAGGAGGTAGGCCGTGGCTAACATGACCTCCGAGCAGTTCCTAGCTAGGGAGAACGCTGCCCTGCGCCAAGCGGGGTGCGACCTTGCCATTGCTGCGCTGCGGGTCATCCGTGACCACGACGGCATCCACCGGCTCGCGCTCACTGTAGCTGCGTGGGCGCAAACTGTAGCCGACGAAGGGGGACGCCCACATGCCTGACGTGCTGATGCTGACGCTTCACCCGCTGCCCGAAAGCCCACCGACGGGGGACATGGAGCGCTGGATTTGCTTCGGGGACGACAAAGGCAACAGCGACTTCGATGTTGCTTACACGGTGCTCCCGGACGAGAACGGGCACTCCGAGTACACGTGGTGGGCCGAGCGCCCCGTCTTGCCCGCCCCAGGGGACAGGCTCACGACCGAGCACATCGAACGGGTGCTCTACGAAGCCGAGGGAGGCGTCGGCGAACGCATGGGACTCGCTGACACGTCCTGGTCCCGAGAGGCGATGCGTCGCCTTCGTGCTGCCTTGGGGATCAAGCCATGAGCGAGCGCATCCCACCCACCGTCACCCGAGAAGTGCTGCGCCATCTACCCGCCGAGATCAAGCGAGTGCTAC